GTTTAGCATGATCCATCCAATAGTTATATATTTCTGGATTAGATTTCTTCATCTCCTGGCCGTATGGACCCGCCATACAATTTCTTAATACTCTAAGATGAATTTCGTGATCGTCTAATGCTGGCTCTATCTGGACAGGGCCAGACATCATATCATCAATTTCTACTATTTGTTTTATAGATTGATTACTGTCAAGATCCGAAAATTCTTCCATTCCAAGAAATCTAAGAGTTATCCTACGATTCTCTGGAGAGAATAAAAACTGTGTAAGATTCTCATTATTTAATTGTATCATCTGCTGGATATTAGTTCGTTTCTGAGAGAAAGAAATTGGTAAATCTGTAGCTGCTTCTGGAATGAGTAAATTAAATCTACCTTGCTTGAAATTATCAGCTAATATTCTAGTAGTTATAAACTTCCCATCCTGTCCCTTAGAAGCATAAACTTCTTCACCGATCATATTATAAATATGTATTTTTATAGCTTTATGTATTGTATCTGCCCAACAATAGAATAACATTTGATAGGGAATAGATAATCTTTGGAGGGCATAATTACGAGATTCCTGATACTCACCTAAAGTTTTAGATCCCTCATCTTGAGGACCACCAAAAATAGATGGAAAAGCTCCAACTAGAAATTGTGCTTTAGAACTAACCAAAGTATCAAAGTCGACAGCTTCTTTAGGTAATGTAGAGGTTTTCAATGTATAAAAATAGGAATCCATTGTCCTATTTGTACCCATTGCATTTTTAGTTGGATAAAGAGCACCAGGAACTACTTCTTGATGAGAATATTTATCAAAATCTACCATTTCGGGATCTGCAAATGTAGATGGAACAGAATGCTCCATACTTTCTATCATTAAATTCATCATATTATTTTCTACATCTTGCATTCCAATTAAAGGTTTACCTAAAGGATCTGCAATAATAGCTCTCGATAAATCTCCTTTAGCAAAAGTCCAAACATCATCCATATTAGATGGTTCAGCTTCTGCAAATCCATCAGCACTTTCATTAATAGTAGCAAAGAAAACACCATCAGGATATTTTTCGTGTAATTCTTCTGCATCTTCTCTATCTAAAATATTAAACATAGAAGGACGAAGCCAAACCCTTTTTAACGTCTGCATAGAAGTTATATAAGGATCTGCATAAACTCGTCCGAGAATTGGCATTCTCATTAAACGTTCATAATTATCTGTAGCATTAGAACTATCTATTACATCCCATAAATCGGGATACATATTACGTAGTTCACCATAATGCTGATCGTAAAAATCTATTACATAACCAATACTCTTTTGATCCGTAGCCCAGATTGGAATTTTAGTAGTTAAAGTTCCTCTAACCCGGAGCATGGACATTCCAAGATTTTCTTCTTCAAATCCATCTTGAACTACTCCGTCAGTTTCTTCTCCCTCTTGTTTCTCTAATTTACCAGCACATTCGGGACATTCTAATTCTGTTGGGACTACTTCAGTATTAAACCCACAATCTTTACAATTGAAATAATCATTTTCCTTTATCTTATCCTTTTTATATTTAGGGACTTTAATAGTTCCATACTTCTCATCACGCTCATAATAGTTATAAAAACCTACATAATGATTAGTGAAAAGTGTAAAGAGTGCGTGATAGAAAAGTAATTTAGCTCTATTAGATTTTATTATTACTTTTCCGAGTTCTTCTGCTTTTTTAGCAGCAAGAACATCCTGTATATTATCAGGGTCGCGAGGAGAGAAAGGAACACCGGGAATATCAGCAGCAAGAGCAGCAATAATAGAAAGACCATGAGCTTTGAAAATATTTACAACATAATCATAAATATATCTAACATCTTCTCTTGAAGATAATTCTTCTAGAGCTTCATGTGTTGGGATTCTAAAGTCATGCTCACTTTCATCCCAGAACATCTGTTGAAAGCTATGCCAATATAACTCTAGTTGTTTAGCTTCTCTAAGTATTCTCTCCCGAACATAAACGTCCTCTAACTCACAATGTTTAAGTATTGCAAGTAAATTATCCTTTATATTCTGAGGAATTTCTTTAGCTAGAGCCATCTTACTTATGAATCAATTGATCTACAATATTATCAATTTTATTCTCTATTCGATCAAATCTTTGTTCAAGTGATGTGACACGAGTAGAGAAAGAACCAGCACTATATACAATACCAAGAAAGTTTACAAGAAGACCTAAAATTAAAATTAGTATCCATCGGGGTATATTAACATAACCACTCTCACCATTTCCACTTATAGAGGCCATGAGTTTTAGATCTCCTATCGTTTGTTAGCTAGAGACTGAGCAAATTGACTTCTTTTCTTCTTTGGTGTTTTATTTATAAATTCCATTGCAACTGCTTTAGATGGACCTGCTCCTTTAGACATATTAGATGATCCATGAGCAATCCCTTGCATCATTCCATATTGTTTAGGAGATTTGATTGACATTCTCTTTTAATTCTCCCTCCTCTAATTCTTTTTCGAAGTTTTCTATTTTCGGGTCAAGAGTTAATCCCGCTTTCTTATCTTTCTCTTCCTGAACTTGTTTCTTCTGTTCCCAATATTTTTCTAATGCATTATTCTCAAGAGTAGCTCTAACTTCTGCCCAATTCTTTCCAGTTCTAGCCATTCTAGAGAAATTTACTACTGGTTGCTGTGGAGCTGGTTCTCTTTCTCTCTTATTAATTCCTGTTACTTCAAATAATTTATTTAAAAGTTTATCTTTCTCTCCATTAGCTCTAGATAATTCTCGTTCCAAGATAGAGTTAGCTCCTTGAAGACTCTCAATAGTTCGTTCGAGATCTTTAATCCTGTCCAGAAGAATGACTTTTCTAGTTATAAAAGCTAATAATCGCATCTTCTCCTATCTTCTCCTTCTTCTCGATCGTCCCATCATTATATAGGAAGTTTTACGTTTATTTTCTGATTCTAGTTTCTCCATGCGCCTATAAAAGTTAGTTATTTCGTTCGCATTCTTAAATTCTGGAGCTAGAAGAGTTGGGAGATCTCCAACATTAAGAGTGTCTAATTTCTTTAGAAGATAACGGAGATCATCATAGGGATCATCACCAACAAATTTCTTTACATCTTCTGAATTTTCTTCCTCATAGACACAAAGAGGAATAGTTTTAAGTAAAAGTTTACAATCAGCTGTTATTTGTAACTTTGGGATATTCTCTTCTATAATCTCAGACTGAGGAACGAACTGAGCCATATAAGAATTATAAGAAATTAATCCTTTATTACGAAGAATCCAGTCCGCGAGGTTTTTATCAAATTGTTCTGGAGGAGTTAAATTATACTTTGGGCGGGGTTTCCATCTGAGATAATCATGGACTAACATTTTCCCAGATGATCTATCATTATCAGCTTTTTCTATTCTTGGAGAAGATAATGTAACTTCCTTCCAAGTTTTAATAAATTGATCTGCTATTGTTACAACTCCTCTATTCTGCCAAGCAGAGGGATCTAGAACAATATAAGGATTAATTCCTTCAGTTAAACAAATATTAGCTATGTGAGTTGTCCAACTCTCAACAGTTTTAGAATCTAACTCACCAAACTCTTTTTTATCTTTATCGTTAATTGGATTGGGAGTAAATTCCCTATATATAGTAACTCTTTTATTTGGTAATTTAACTCCCCATAATACAAAAGTCATATGAGCATATCCCCAATCTATTGCCATAACTCTTGGTAATCTAAGATCAGGAATATGTGGAGGAGCTATATGACAAGCATTATTAGGTTCATCTACAAAAGGTTCAGTTCTAAATTCATTAAACGCCTGTCCTGTAAATGTCCACCAGTCCCCGTATAATTTAGCTTTTTTATCAGCTTCGGGGAGCATCTCCAATCTAACTTGATATTCTGGATCATTCTCAGCTAACTTTGGATTATCAGAGAGAAATGCCTGGATAAATATTCTTTTAATAAATTTATCCTGGATCTTCTCTGCGATAATTTTTCCACCCTGCGGACAGGCTTCTACAAATCTTTCTCTAACCCAACGATGTCCAATATTACCTGGATTACTTGCAGAACAGACTAAAGCGGGAACTCCTGGAATTGTGGAGCGACATCGAGAGAAGGCGAGGAATTTATATTGAAATTCAGTGAAGGAAGTTAATTCATCGAAGGCTATATATTGATATTCTGCTGTATCATATTTCTTTACGTCAGCTTCTTCTTCAGCATGACCAAAAGTTATTGTAGCTCCTACTGGCCATGTCCATCTTTTCTTTTGTTCATTATATGTAGCTCCTAGATCATAGAAAGTTGGCATTTGAGTGCCATCTCTATTTAATTTACCTATTTTACTTCGTTGAATTAATGATTCCTCTAATTCTCTAAATGTGCGTCTAAGAATGAGTGCTTTAAATCCTGGGATGTCTGTCCATCCCCTAATTATTGGACGCATTAAAAGAGCTTCACTATTATGTGTTGATACTAGATTATCTCCTATTTGATAACAATGTGTATCTGATAATACTTGAATACATTTCGTTGGAATTGATGGAACAGGAATACAATCAACTATATATCTTACTTTATTTCTTTCGTCAATATTTCTATCAATAATTCTATTCTTTTTTCTACTTAAATGTGCTACTTTTAGATTAGTAATAAATTTTATTCTAGTTCTATCTTTACATTTTATAATATTACCATTAGTGTCTTTATAAGAAGCATCATTAATAGTTTTAGATGCTTTTATACCTAAAGAATTTACTAATAAATAAATGTCTCTAGCTAATTGTGGATAGGATGATGAAATTTCAATACTGCCATCTTCTGCAACATAACCATCTGTATCTATTAATCCTCTAAGTAATTCTAATCGCTGCTCAATTGAAGATTTAAAATATATAAATGGTATATGTTTATTATTTATTAAATTATAGGTTTGCAGTCGTCCAACTAAATTTTTAATATAATGCTGTTTTTGGTCAACTTTTAAATCTATTTTATAACCTAGTATATGTAATCTATATATGATTTCATCATCTACATTTGTAAATCCGCCACCACTAGAACTACCATCACCTAACCAACAGCCTAAAACATATGGATGTATCATTAAATATTGCTCTGGTAGCATCCATGCAGGAGATACATTTATACTATGATTAGTTTTTCCATTATATTTTAATGTATTAAAAATTTCTAATGTGGTTCGTTTAGATTGTTCTATTTGAGGTAAATAATTATATTCTCTATTACTATTTAATTCAGCTAAATCAGCCCTTTTATGTCTACCTCTGTTTTCAGTATAATTATTATCAAAATTAATTTCTCTTCTATCAAAAGCAGTAGAAATTCTAGTTAACTTTCTTTTTTCTCTAAATTCTGGTGTTCTTCTCTTATTTTTTTCTCTTTCTTGATAAGTTAAAGTAATCCAAGGATGTGTATCAGCACTAATATATTCTGAACCATCATCTAATATAAATTTATAACAAGGGGCATTTTCAACAATATCAAATGAACCTATTACAGGTGTAGGGGCACCATTAGAATCAAATACTATATCACCAACATTAATATTTTCTAATGTCTTTGGTCCATCGTTAAAAGTATTTATGATCCAATTAATATCCCCAAGTTTACCTCCACCAGCCGCTCCTCCATAGAATTGTTCAAATATAGAATCAGGAAGAGAAAGATATAGTTCTTGCTTGCCATGATTCGGGCGCCACGTTTTAGAAATTACAGATTCAACTTCTATTGCCATTAATTTTAATTTAGAACCAAAGAAAAAGCTCATCTTCTCCTCTTGCAAGAAAAGATGAGCTTTTAAAACTTCTTCGGTCCCTGTCCGCGGCCAAACGAACAAAGAATTTTAATACTTCTTTATTTCTTAGGACGGTGACTAAGAATTACTTGGTAAGAAGTATAGAATCCAATCTCTCACTCCGTCCCATCTAGAGTGAGAAACTTTTATTATTGTTTAATCCCTGGAACTGTTTTCAATAGATCATAAATCTCTTGAAGTATTGGAACAGCTTTTTGTATCACTTCTGGTTTTGCATGTTGAAGAATCAAAAAAGCCATTGAGAAATAAAAAGAAAGATCAGTAAACATTTGAATTCTCCTTAATCAATTCCAATTTCAATTGTATCAAAAGAAGTTTCTCTTGATTGTCTCGGTGCAAAAAGAACTACTTTAACTTTAGACTTCTCTCCATCCTCTTGTTTAGCTCCAGACATATTTCTAACTACTTGAGATAGCTGTGTAGATATTGTAGCTATATCTTTAACTGAAGCGTTTTCAAGTTTATCATTTGTTAATAGTCCCATCGCGGAGAGGAGTCTGTCCGCAGCCTTCTCTGCAATAGTTAGTTTAGTATTATCTAATGTCTCATTTATTTTATTCTTAAGATTCTGGTCTATATCATATCTCTGTGTTCCACGACCCTCTGAAGAAGTAGTTTGTGCAGAACGAATATGTCTAGCTGTATTAACAGAGACTCCCATGACTTCGGCAGCTACTTCATTCCCTTCAAGATTAGCTAGAACACCAATGGCTAATTTCTCTTCGTTAGTTAAATTGTGAGATCCTTCGCGGCCAGAATGATTCTTACCATCTCTAATTATTACTTCAAATTGTTCTTCTCTCTGAGCAATAATATTGACTAAATTCTTTTCAGAATTAATACGTTGCTCGACTTGTTCTTTAGTGAGAATCATTTTCTCTCTCTAAAAACTATGGCACATAAAATAGAAAGAATAAGCATAATAGGAACTATAATAAAAACTGCCCCTCCCTCACTTAGCATAATTATTATGAGATAACATATGACAACCTGGACACATTTCATCAATGATTGACTGTCCGCCAACTTGCATTTCTAGAACACAAGAGACTGAATATTGACAGTCCCATTGATGATTATTTCTATAACAAGTATGTTTATGTGCTCCAGTTTTAGCAGATCCACTCTGGATCACTGGAATTGGTGGAATTATTGTTGTTATTGCCATTAGTTATACTCCGTAATCTCCAAAAGCAATAGCATGACAAGCAGGACATATCTCATCAATTCTTACTTGTGCTGATGCTTGTGATTCTAGACTACATCTGGAAGAATACTGACAATCAAATATATGATTATTACGAGAACATTGATGAGTATGTGCTCCTGTCTTTGGAATCCTCTGTGGAGCAGGAGAAGGAATTTTAGTAGCAGTCTTTATAGCCATCTAGTTTTAATCCTCTAATTTAATTCTATAGTTTTATTATTATAATACAATTACATCTCTACCACTCTGGAAACATGATAGCATACGGCTAGAGATATGTCAAGAACTTTATTAGTCATAGAATCAATAGTTTACAGTTATTCCTATTCTTATTTTTTATTGCTTTGATACATAAAAGGAATATCCTAGCTTTCTAGAATTTCCTTCACAATTGACTTATAGATAGCATTCGGACGTTGTTTGATATATGAGACAGACGATAGTAATAAATGTCTATAAACGTGAATTTTATAAGCCCTTTAGAATCAGTCACTTACCACCCATATTTTTGAGGCTAAGCCGTTTGACGACTTGACTTTCTGCCATCCATTATGCTAAACTGTTGATATGATTGAAGATGATGATGATAAGGAATTAGAGAAATTTATAGAAGAGCAAGATGAACAAATAATAGAAATGTTGAATTATGAAGCATTAGAATTAGAAATAAAAGAAAAACAAAAATTCCGATTCCACTATGGTCCTGCATATAAAGAAGGATATAGTAAACATAATAATCCACTTAATGATTTTTATAATAGGAAAATAAATATATTTAGATTAACAGGTTTACAATTATTTATTTGGTCTGGCCCTATTGTTTATATATGTTGGAAATTTACTAAAAATTTAATTAATCATAAATATAAAATTTCCTCTTATATTGGTAAGAGTTCACAGGGACTAGCCAGGCCCTTAGGAAATGATCATCATAAGAAAGATGTAATTAAGAATGCAGATGAAATTGAAATACTACCTTGTCTCAGTAATGAAGATGCTACTAAGTTAGAAAGAGAACTAATAAAATTTCTTAGGCCTCTTTATAATCATAATGTTAAAAATTTAGAATTAGGACCAAGAGAAATTAGAATCCATAAAAAATATTAAATTTTATAATTTTCTAATTCTTTCTTTAATCTCTTTAATTTGCGATAGTAAACTTCACGAGAGATTCTTTTTCTTCTCTTTCTATACATCAAATCATTCTGATAACGATTCCTTTCATAGTCAGTTCTTTGAATTTTCATATGAAATTTACATCTGTATTTCCCTCCTGTTTCTTTCCCACATTCAATACACTTATTTAAATGCTGAGCAATCCCGCGGACCTTTTCTCCTCTCCGGCGAAGTATATTTATTACTGTAGCTGGCCCAACTCCAGTAATTTTCCAAATAGCTTGTGAGCTTTTTCCACACTTATAATATCTAATAACTATATCTTCTATTTCTTTTGAAAGTCTTTTCATTTTTTATTATTGATCCCTCATAAAATTGCGTCCTCATAATTTTAGTCCCTCATCATTTTAGTCCCTCATCATTTTAGTCCCTCATAAAATTGCGTCCCTCATAATTGATCATAATTGATCATAATTGAGGTGGTACTCTGCACGTCGAGGTCCTTTATGGTACCAAGTAATTTCTTCTATAGGGGGCTTTGTCATATAAAGTCCTTTGTAACGCAAAGTACTCTACATCATAAAGTACTCTGGAACAAAAAGAACTTTATTAGGCAAAGTACTTTATTAGGCAAAGTCTGTAGTCGTGCTTTAGACTCCAGGCTTTAGACTAACTACTAAGTTCTTAGTACTTAGCAATTAGTAGGAACAATACAATAAAATCCGGGAGAATTAACTCCCGGATTTTTTACCGACTAGAGACTAATCGGGAAGAAGTCTAAATAGTAACTATAGACTTCTTGAATTGCTCGATCAATTAATCTTAACCTTTCCCGAGCGACATCATTCGGAATTGAAAAGTTGAGATTAATTTTTTCCCAAAGAATGTTCAAGTGTTCAATTACTTCAAAAGGATTTCGCATTTTTAATTCTCCTTTCCGCTCATTTTCTTAAATCCTCTATTAGAAGTTAAAGGTTTCGGGCGGACTCTAATCTTTCAACTAGAATCCGCCCGGTGAAATTTCAAATTATTTTGCGAAAGCCGTTGCCAAAAATTCTTCAGCATCCTTTCGAGACATTCCAGTCTTCTTCATGAACACTGAAATAGCGGCCTCTTTTGCAGAATCAGGAGTATTCTCCGCCTTAATTCTCGCTGTTTGTGTAAGATGCTTATTTAATCCTTCGCAGATAAAGAACACAACAGAAGGACTTTCCATGTTTCCGTTTTTGTCGACCGGAATCTCTGTAGGGAACTTTAATTCGGTCTGAATAAACGCAATTGCTTCAGCCAAAGAAGGTACAGCACCTTCAGCATCATTCCCATCAGCATCCTTGCCTGCCCGCGACCAGGGAAACAAAACACGATCATACTTGTACTTGATCTCTGCTTTTGTAACCTTCCCTGCCTTGTCCTTCTCTTCCGCAATTGATCCTTCGAAAGTTCGAACTTGGAATCCTCTCTTGATACTCGCTGTGCTCGTATCGGAAGTTTTTGTTTCAGGTGAAGTAGTCTCAGTAGTTTCGGACATTTGCTTAGTCTCCTTATTCTTTTGATCTTTGGACATTTTCTTGCTCCTATTGATGCTCGCTCGCTTATGCTCGCTCGCTTACGCTCGCTCACATCTTATTTAATCATGTTGATTTGTGGCACTAGAAAAGTCTGCTTGAATGTCCCCAATAAAAATTCAGACCTTATCTACTTGGCACTCTGAGGATTTTTCGGTCTTAGGCGGGGATTCATTCTCGGCGTTCTTTTCAGAACTTTAAAATTTGATAACCGAGAAACCCTATCGCGTGTGTATCGAATTAACCACGCCTACTCAATCCTATCAACTACGAGATCATTATCTCAAATCTCCCTTTCAATGTCAAATATCTCTTTTCTCTCCCTGTCCCTAAACCGTTGCCTTTCCAGGACTTACGAGCCTAAAAAATAATTTCCATTATCCATTAGGCATTAGAGATTCTCGCTTCGCTCGAATCTATTGTATTAGGAAGAACTTTTTAGAACTTTTATCAAATCTAAATCTTTAAGCATTTCATCAGCCTTCTTTTTAGCTTCATCTTTATTAACTTGTTTTAATTCCTCAATAGTAGAACTTGTTTGAACAAGATTCCAATAACTATTATTGAATGGTTTATTATATTTAGGTTTATATATTTGTATTAGGGTGACTTCTAACTTAATAGCTTGTTCATTAGATTCACATATAAGTAATTTCATTTTATTAGCTTCTTTTCTAGCTTCTTTCTTAGGTTCATACTGTGAATTAAAAATATGATAAAGACCATTCTTACTTTTACCTATATATAAAATTAATTCTAATTGTTTTCTTTTTTCTAGATCAATAATTCTTTTATCCTCTTTAATAAATATATAAACAATAGGTGATTCAAAATCTTTTAACTGTTCTTCAACAAAATCCAATTCTTTGATTCTCGCTTCGATTCTCGCTTCGCTCGAATCTTTTAATCCTTTCATAATAATCCTCTTTTAATCCTTTCTTTCAATAATTTCCTTTAATAGTTAATTAAAGTTTATTTTTATATTTCTCCTAACCCCTTCACTATCAATAGGATACCAAAAAACTCGCTCCTTGTCAATAGGTATATTCCCCTATTTTTCTCATTTTCTCAACAATTTATTCCCATATTCTCCGCCCATTAATACGCAATTATTTTTGGCCTATCTTCATGATTTCAAAGGACTTAGCCTGTCCCCTACCCTCCTTTTTTTATGGGGGGAGTCGCGTGGGATAGGGGTAGTATCCCCCATTTCTGCCCCTATCCCCTTTCTTATCAATAATATATATATATATATAATATATAAAAAATATGAAAAAACCTGTCTCAGAATTGAAAATTTACAATTCCTAAGCGAATCACCCTACTCACTCTCCTAGAATTTTAGACAGAGGTACTTTCCTTCTATCTCTCGTCTTTTCATACACTTAACCTCGAAATAATATGGAATAAATTGCCAAATTCACCGGGAAAAATTGTCAAATTCACCCATTTGTTAGTGAAAAAGAGATCAGGGAAGTAAAAATCAATGACTTATAGACTTTTATTTAATTCTTCTATAACTATCTCCTAATTTACCTCACCCCCTTCCGAACGATAGGAGAAATTTTTGACCCTTATCCCCTTTCGAATCATGAGCTTACGGGCAGATCCGACTTGACACGGGACGGGCAGAAGTGTTACACTATTATTTCGAGTAAACGTGTTCAAGGTTTCAGAAAATATTTATTTAAGAGGAGTCTCGAGAATGGTTAATAAATCAATTAAGTACTTCTGCAATAAATGTGGAAGTACCAAAAGCCCCAAAGTAGTTACTATCTTC